TCCAATAAAAATAAATCATAAGGCTTATAAGATAGGCCAAAAATTTAATATTCAAAAATATCAGGAATTCCCGTATTCTCATGCTGAATCTCATCTTGTATCTAAATTACTTGATACATATAATACCATTCGTTCTGATTGGTCACTTGTTGTACTCCGTATTAATAGACAGGGAAAGATACTACTAAGCAAACCTTGTAATAATTGTCAAAGTATTTTAGATGCTGTGGGATTTAGCAAGGTATACTGGAGTATAGACAGAAATACTTTCGGCTACGGATCAAAAGAATTGATTCAAGTTTGACTTGACAGATGCCGATACTAGTAGTATAATGGTTAGAGACTTGGACGATAAAAAACTTTTTGGAGGAACCTACCATGCCTAAAGGCAAGAAAACTTGCGACAATTGTGGAACTCTCACAGGCCCAAGAGCATATATGTGTCCTAACTGCAATACTCCTTTTGTATTTGCTGCTCAAAGCAGAGAAAAGAAAAATACTAGAGTTATTCGGGAATTTAATTGGAGAGAACTGGAGGCGGGAGAAAAAATCAAGGCTACTGGTGGCCCATACTATGTCAAAGGTTCAGATTTTATTCCTATGGGATATAGAGGCAAGTTTACTGTAGTAAGTTTGGATGATGAAGGTATAGTTGGTTATAGTGATAAGGGTGGATATTGTCACATTTATATGGGCAGAGATAAACAGTGTCCAGAAACTAAGGTGTGGAAAACCAAACATAAACTTCTGAAACTCAAACCTAAAAAAGTTATGGTATAATGGTTTTATCAGATCAGCATAAGCGACATAAGTTTGAACAAATCATTGCTTATAGAAATTTGATACAAGACAGTGTTCAAAAAATGCTTTTGATTTTGAAGGATGAATTTCCTGACCAATACGATATCGCTTACCAACATTGGGTTCCTCAAATACTCACAGCACTGGACAATAATTCTCAATGGTTGCCAAGAGGCGAATATAGTTTGCAAGACACTGTTAAGTCTATACTAGATAAAGAGTTTGATCAATAATGCCAAAACCACATAAAGACAAAGATAATGTCAGAACAATTTCAACTCCAAGTCCATACGGTAGTCATTCTAGTATGATTGTGGACATAGATAGTGAAGCAAAAAATCATAATGTACCAAAAGACAAAGTAATATGTCAGGACGAAAGAGGTTATTATGTAACCTATAAAAAGAGAATAGATAATGGTCTGGCCGATCCTTGTAGATACGCCTGCCCTCTTTGCAGATTTAGTGAACTAAATATTATTTATTCTGACTGGAAAATACTAGAGTAGAGAATGATTTTGTGGCGATTCATTCTCTTTGTTTTGTAATGCCACATATTTTTAGTAGAGGTTTTGAATATGGCAACTACGACTATGACTAAGCAGGATAAGGTTTTGAATTATCTTACCAAGGGTAAGACTCTTAGCCAAGATAGTGCTTATAGTATGTTTGACGTTGGTAATCTTAGGGCAACGATTAGCGATATTAAGCCAATCCTTAACAAGAAGGGCTTTAATGTTGTTCGCAATACTGGGCGAAATGGCGAAACTCGTTACGGTATTGTTCCAAAGGCAAAGCGTAAGGCTACTAGCCGATAATTAAAATGGTCTTAGACTAATAATCTAAGGCCAGATGCCAGCATAACTCAGTGGTAGAGTAGTTGTTTTGTAAACAACCTGTCGGGGGTTCAATTCCCTCTGCTGGCTTTACGGGGTCGTCTAAAGGTAAGACAGCAGATTTTGGTTCTGCTTATCGGAGTTCGAGTCTCTGCCCCGTAGTTTTTGCCCTGTAGTTCAATGGTAGAACAAGCGGCTGTTAACCGCTGGGTTATAGGTTCAAGTCCTATCGGGGCAGTTCAAAATAAAACTCAAGTACCAAGGGTTGACAAGACGATAACATATGGTAGAATGAGATAACAACACGGGGCGTAAGGTAAGCCGGTAGCATCCGTTACTCTTATAAGGTAATCATAGGGAGGTTCGACTCCTCCACGCCCTACTAATGCCCTCATAACTCAATTGGTTAGAGTAGCGGTCTTTTAAACCGTAAGTTCTAGGTTCGAGTCCTAGTGGGGGTACTGGTTGATGTTCGATTGTTTTAACTAGGAGTTTTTAAATGAGTGAATTTGAATGGGAATATCACGATGAGTATGTTGACATTGAAGATTATGTTAATACTATGACTGAAGATTGTGATTATCCTGACGAAGAATATATGTATGACTCAGAACAAGAACTGCAAAGTTGGGTTAATTATTACGAGGATATTCCTCTAGAAGAAATCGAATATTAAATGACCACATCTTTTTGTGAGCAATTAATCAATAGGAGAACAGAAGATGGTGGGTGGTTGCAAGGTTGTGATCATACCACCATGCTTCTTAATCCCAAGATCAGAAACAAAATTATATTTCAGTGTGTTAATGATCTAAAAAAATATTCAAGTGAATTTGATGCCATCGCCTGCTGTGGCACAAGTGGACTGCTTATTGTTCCACAAATAACTGAAATACTTAAAAAGAACATTATTGTTGTTCGCAAGAAAAACGAAAAAAGATATTCTCCATTTCAGTATGAAGGCGTTGTTCCAAAAAATTATATCATTGTTGATGATTTAGTCTGTAGCGGAAGCACTATAAAGCATATTTTAAACACAATAAGAGAAGATTGTCCAAGAACAAATTGTATTGGCGTTTATTCTTTTATGAAAGATAAGTGTGCTTACAGAACAAACAATAGTTTATGTAAAAGAGATTTAGGTATAGAATATCTATGAAGATTAATAATGATCCAAAATTAGATTTTGATGATGTGTTACTTGTTCCACAAAGAAGCAGAACAGCATCAAGAAAAGAAGTAGAATTAAGTAGAAATTTTTCCTTCTATCATTCTAATAGAATATGGAAAGGTGTACCAATTTTTGCTGCTAACATGGACACTACTGGTACTGTTGATATATCTAATACTTTAATGAGATATCAAATGCCAACCTGTCTTCATAAGCACTATTCAAAAGAACAATATCCAGACCTTATCTGGAATCAAGACCTTCAATGGTTTAGTATGGGCATTAAACAGGATGATCTTGATAAACTCATCTATTGTTCTAAAACAAATCGCATGATTCCTAATATTTGCATTGACGTTGCCAATGGATATACAGACGATTTTGTAAATTTTTGTGCTAAAGTTAGAAAAGAACTTGGAGATGAACCAGTTATTATGGCTGGTAATGTATGTACTCCAGAAATGGTTCAAGAAATTATTCTGCATGGTGGCGTAGACATTGTTAAAGTAGGAATTGGCCCCGGTAGTGCTTGTACCACTAGATTAAAAACAGGTTGTGGCTATCCACAATTATCTGCCATTATTGAATGCAGCCATGCTGCTCATGGATTAAAAAGTGGTAAAGGTAAATTAGGGCTGGTTTGTGCTGATGGTGGTTGTAGAACTCCATCAGATATTTGCAAGGCTTTTGCTGCTGGTGCAGATTTTGTCATGCTTGGCGGGATGCTTGCTGGCACAGAAGAATGTGAGGGTGAATGGCAGTACGAATATAAGTGTTCTGTCAGAAATAAAGATGGTTCAGAATGGTGGCAAAGTAGAGATCCCGGTTATCCAACCGACAAAAGAAAAGTTTCATTAAAATTTTATGGTATGTCATCTCATAATGCTCAGAATAAATATGGTGGTGTAAAAGATTATAGAGCAAGTGAGGGAAGGACTAAAACTATTCCCTATAAAGGCAGTGCCTCTGTTGTTGTTGAAGATATTCTTGGCGGATTAAGAAGTGCATGTGCCTATATTGGATCAACTTGTTTAAAAGATATGAATAAGTGTGCAGAATTTAATGTAGTAAATAGAACTCATTTTGATCAGAGTTTATAGGGGGCGTAAAGGTTTCGACAGGTAAATAGAAGTGTAGATTGCATCGACTGGTTGATCTAAAGGCCAGTTTAAAAATAGATCAAAGTTTCAATTGCCGATACTTCTGTATTAGCACTCGCTGCTTAGTGAGAGGGGTTGCATAAACCTTTTTACCCAATTATGCTGACTCCGATAATCGGATAGGGTTGTCCTACCTAAATTAAGAAGGTCGATGAGCGTAAGCGTTCTGACATTTGGAAAGACAAATAGTTTTGTCTATAGTATTAATAACAATAGACTAACGATGTAGAAGTTTATATGGAATTTATACTGGACAGGGGTTCGACTCCCCTCGCCTCCACTTTTGCCGGAATGGTGTATCTAATCTAAAGAAAGGTTGGGTGCATTATGTTAATAAAAAAATCTGTTGAGCATTTAGATCAAAATAATATGGGTTATTGGGAGCATTTGCGATTTGCTTCCTCTCATGGTATTAGGTGTATCAAGGCGGGCGTTCTTTTAATCCTTCATTCTATCATCCCCGCTTTGTTCCCTAAAACCGGATCAATATTGGTAAATAAATTAAACAAAGATTTTACTGAACATAATGAATGGCTACAATTAAAATATCGAATGGAAAAATTCAACAATATATACAAATCGTAGCAAGACTAAAGATTCCTCTTGACAACTGCCGATAGATAGGATATACTTGGGGAAACACAGGAGGACTACAATGAGTTATTTAGCGAGTTTGTCTACAAAGCGTTTTGAATACGTTTGGAATATGGTGCTTGATCTTAGGTCTACAAGCAGCACAATAGATAAGCAAAAAATTATAGAAGATTACTGCATTGTTGATGATCGGTCATCAGTCGAACGAAAAATATCAGCAGAATTTACCAAGAGTATTTTGCTATATACCTACCATCCGTTGTGGCAATATAATGTCACCAGCGATAATATCAAGAAAAAGAAATCTCTGTGTGGAGAAAGATACGATACGATCTTTGATCTGCTCAACGCATTAAAAAATAGAGATATCACTGGTCACGATGCTATTGGTGCAGTCAATACTTTTATTGACAGTTATCCAGATTATGAAGAACTCATCTTGTGCATCATAGATAAAGACCTAAAGACTAGGGCGGGAGACAAGATAATCAACAAGGCTATAGCAAATCATATTCCAGAGTTTAGTGTAGCCTTAGCAGATAAATATGAACCTAAACTTGTAGATTGGCAGGATGAATGGTATGTATCTCGTAAACTTGATGGCGTTAGATGTTTGTGTATTGTTGGTAGTAACGGCATCCCTGTTTTCTACTCCAGAACTGGCAAAGAATTTAATACCCTTGGCGTTGTTGCCGATGGCATTTCAAGTCTTGGTTTATCTGGTGTTGTATTTGACGGGGAGTTGTGCCTGCTAGATGAAGATGGTAATGAAGATTTTCAAGGCATAATGAAACAACTTAAAAAGAAAGACCATACAATACCCAATCCCTCATATAAAATCTTTGATGTAATGTCTCTGGATGATTTTAATAACAAGAAGGGTACGACTCCGTTATCTAAAAGATTGAGTCATCTTGAAAGATATATGCAAAACAATGAGTGTCCTTGTTTAACTATTCTAGAACAAGAACACATTCTAGATGATGACCATTTTCAAGAATGGGTACATAAAGCAGACTCTAATGGTTGGGAAGGCGTTATGCTGCGTAAGAACGCTCCATATAAAGGAAAGAGGTCGAAAGACCTTTTGAAAGTAAAAACCTTTCACGATGCAGAATACGAGGTCTTGGACGTAGAAATGGGGCCGTTTAGATATGTGAAGGATGGTGCAGAATGTGAGGAGGATATGTTGAGTTGTGTTTATATCTCCCACAAAGATCACCTTGTCAGAGTAGGTAGTGGA